CTATTTCTGACAGGAGGATTATGCCCTATTCATATCTCTTCTTGAAAGAGTATAATAAAGTGAGATAAATCTGCTCTTTTTACATCTCTTCCTGACAGGAGAATAATAGGTGTAATTAAAGTGGAATAAAATCTGATATACTGGATAATTAGGATAGAATTAAAGAGGTAAATAAAGTCTAATATACTAGATAATTAGAGTGAGATAAAGTCTGATATACTAGGTAATTAGAGTGTTTAGAAGTATAATATACTGGGTAATTAGAGTGGAATAAAGATGTAATTAGAGTGAGATAAAGTCTGATATACTGAGTAATTAGAGTGTTTAGAAGTCTAATATACTAGGTAATTAGAGTGAAATAAAGATGTAATTAGAGTGAGATAAAGTCTAATATACTGAGTAAATAGGATAGGATTAAAGAGGTAATTAGGATAGGATTAAAGAGGTAAGTAGAGTGTTTAGAAGTCTAATATACTGGATAAGTAGGATAGAATAATAGAGTGTGGAATATACTTTATCCTATCTTTATTATCTTGTATTGAATATAACTTATTGACATATTGTTATAATAATAGAGTGTGGACTTACATATTGTTAGTTAATAGAGTATGGAATGTACTTTATCCTATCTTTATTGTCATAATGTGTGACTTATTGATTTATTGAGAGTTAATAGTATGGATTGACATATTGTTAGTTAATAGTATAGATTGATTGACATATTGTTAGAATTAAATAGGATAGATTGACATATTGTTAAGATTAAATAGTACAGACTGACATATTATCATAATGTGTGACTGACTGACATATTGTTAAGATTAAAGAGTATAGAATACACTTTATATCCTATCTTTATTGTTTAGTATAGATTGACATATTGTTAGGATTAAAGGGTATAAACTGACATATTGTTAGGATATATAGAGTATTGATTGACATATTGTTAGAATAATAGAGTATTGACTGACTGACATATTGTTAAGATTAAAGAGTATTGACTTACATATTGTTAGTTAATAGTATGGATAGACTTACATATTGTTAGGATAATAGAGTATAAACTTACATATCATAATAATAGAGTACAGATTGGCATGTTGTTAAAATAACCCTATCCAATAATGTATGACTGTCTTTACTGTTACAGTGATAATACAAAATTACACTCCAACAAGCAAACAACCAAATAAATACATATTAATTGTTGTTAAATGTCTTCAATTGAGTACCTATAATATTGAAAGTGCTACTGAAATTGGGTGCAGATGTAAAGGATAGTACACTACTACAGGACTGTGGTGAGAGTGATATTAATTACTCAAGATACTTAGTAAGATATTAATTACTCAAGAGACTTAGTGAGATAGAAAGAACAGGAATCAACATAAAATTGCACAGAGAGTAAGAAGGTCATGAAGCTAAATATTAGATAAGAATTAAGACATATTAAAGACATCAACTAATATTATATGATTTAGGGATTAGGAAGTAGTACAATGGCAGTACATAACTCAATTGCAGTTATTGATAGTTCGAGTCTATCATACTTCCCTTTTATTAACTTATAAACAAACAATCAAATGGGTAAACAAGTATTTTATAATGGCATACTTTATCAGATAGAGTATCAGCCAGAACTGTCAAACAATGATTACACACAACACAAAGTGTATCATATCAAGACAGAGGAAGAAGAGTTAGGACATAAGCAAGGATATTTATGGTCTACGGGTGAATATTGCATAAAGAATAAACAGCATCCATCTATGGCTAATGCTTTTCATCCATACTATAAATTCACCTATGATGAGAACTTGGATATATTTGTATCTACTCTTGTCATACCTTATGTTGACTAATTATGACTACAGATAAACAGAAAGCTGCTCTTCACTTTTGTGAAAAGTGGCTTAATGTCACATTCAATGGTGATATTAACAATTTCCAACAAGTAAGTAATTTTCTCTCAGAATATTTAGAGGAAGCCAAACTAACTTATGAGGAAATTGCATGTGAGTATGAATCTTATTTATGGGACTTAATAGACTAAGTTATGGCAAGATATAGAGTAAATCCTAATGCAATATGTAGTTCAAAGAATTACAAGCAATCAAAGAAATTACACATGAATATGTTAAAGAGAAATCATAAAGTATTCATGGAAATGGTAATAAAGGGAGAAATAGTTATCAAGAGACAGGCATATATTAAGGTATTTGGTAACTTGATAGCTATTACTCCAGGTGAAGTAGTAAGATTTGAAAAGGAGGTGACTATAATATGGAAGTAATACTATTTATAATGGCTTTGGTATTCTATACCATAATCCTCTACATTATATTTGATTACTGTAAAAATCTTAAATAAATACACAGTGACAATTAGAGAGTTATATATCTTTGCCCAATCTTATGCTCTTCTTGACAAGAGTGTGGGATTGGTCATTGATGAATATATAAAGCACATCTCTGTGCATAATAATACCTTAGCTCATAGCAACATTATGAATAATCAAGGCAGTAAGTCTATGAGTAAGTCTAACATAGACTATAAGAATAAGGTAGAATTTAGTACAGAAGATGTGCTTGAATTATTTTCAACCTAACAAACAATTAAAAAAATGAACAAATTTAAGCTCATAATCAAAGGTATATTGTTATGGACAACAGCCTTTGTGACTATACTCTTTGTAGCAGGAGTAGATAGTATCTATGACAATGGATATTTCTTTCAGACTTTTATAGCTGTTGTAGTGATGATATTCTGGTGCTGTAAGCTAATCTCAGAGAAAGAGTTTGAGGTATTGTCTTTGTACAGATGGTTTAACAAAATAATAGGAGAAGAATCAACTAAATAATATGATTATGGAAATTCCAGAAATTTGGTATAGTTAGAAAAGCCCAAGCATGACTTGGGGTATGTAGTAAGAAAGTTAGAAAAACTCACAAAGTTAAAACTTATATACTACTTACACAATAGAGTTGAAAAAGATTGCTTTGTAATAAGAAAGAAGGAATAGTTTGCTTCTATTATCTGTAAAGATAGTAGAAGTACATGCTCCCATAGTTCAGTGGATAGAACAACTCTCTCCTAAAGAGTAGACACAAGTTCAAATCTTGTTGGGAGTACTAAGGTGTTATTTGTAAAGGTAATTTGATTGTTTTTAGGTATTTAAATTAATGTTTATTATAGGAAACTGGTATGTGATATATAGGTTTCCTTTTGTTATGTCTCCATAGTTCAAGGGATAGAACAATAGTTTTCTAAACTATATATCTGAGTTCAAGTCTCAGTGGAGATACAATGTCTATTTAATCACTATTTCAAGGCAATGAATGGGGCATTTTGGTTTTGATTGCTGATTATTTGGTAAGAGAACATGCAAAGACTGATGGAAAGACATCAAAACAATAACTGGCAATACTTCTTATAGAGTTGCTGCCTAAATAGGCTGAGTAGCACTTACTTGGAAACAGAAAGGTGCAAAGCCTGATTAAAGACTAAGGCTGAGGGTCTGACTTTAAGAGCATTAATAGGCTGTGGTCTCGCAGAAGGTAACTCAACTTTTTCCTTGTTTATGGACAATAAAATAAGGTGGTGGAAATGCTGTAAATCCAGTTAGTCCAGTGGGTAACTAACCACATTAAAAAGTAGTAAGCATGTGTAATTCTTTTATTAAAGATTAGTAAGACAGGGGTTCAATTCCCCTATGCTCCACAAAATAATCTTAGTATTAACTAAAAAAAAAGTATGCTTTATGTATTAATGTTTGAGTTCATGCTATTGGGAGTAATAGGTGGACTATTAGGCATATTCTATAGGAATTGCCTGAAGGTTGAGGATATGATATTCCATCCTCTGTACAGTAAAGTGTTTGTACCTATGGTTAAAAGTGGCAATAGGTTCTTACATTTTATAGCATATCCATTAGGATTTTGCATCTATTGTAGTACCTTTTGGATAACTATGCTTATTCTTATACTCTTCCTGACAAGCTGGGATTCACTTCCTAAGTGGCAGGATATTGTAATAGGAATTATAGCAGCAGAAGGTGTAGCTCACCTGATAGTGTGTATAAGTTGCAAATTCTTGATACACAAACATCCTGACTTAGATAAGGATTATTTAAAATATTTACATGAGTAACTAAAATGATTGGAGTTTAGGTTCAAGTCCTAAGATACACCATATTTATTGTTTCACTTCTAAAAAAAAAAAGATGGAAAAGAATGAAAAGAATGTTCTTGAGAGAAATCTAGAACAAAAGCGTTTTAAAAATGCTGCTGAAGTCATTAAAGGTAGCAAAGAGAGTGATAGTTTGACCAATGTTGAACTTGTTGAAAACTTAGTAGAAAGCTACAAAGGCAAGACAGTGCAAACACCTATTGAGGTGATTGTAATAAGTGCAATATTCCTCAATGCAAGGGAGTTGATGGGTGTTATTGAAGCCTTGAAGAGTACTCTCTATGCCAAAATGGTAGAGGAATTGAAAGAAAGGCAGATAAGGGAGAAGCCACAGCAGGAGATGTAATGGCTGCTCTTATGCTTGCTGAAGTTATGAAGAAAGAATCTAAAGAAGATTAATAAACATGAATGAAATCAAGTTAAGTCTGAGTGTTGAGCTTCAGGGAAGCACAATGTTCAGCAAGGAGGAGTGCCTTAAAACAACTCACAAAGTGATTGAGAAGAAGACCAAAGCTGGTAAAATCTACAAGAAAACCATTGAGGTAAAAGTAGAGGATTGGGACAAGATGGAGAAGCACTCTATGAGAGTAGCTAACATAAATGGCACCAGTCCAGAGATTATCACTTTCCATACAAGAAGGTGTAAACCAGCTACACAGTCCCTGAACATGAACAAGGAGGCTTATGAGTATATGATTGACAAGGATTCTTGTCCTTCATGGTCTAAGCCTGGCAAGTGGGCTGCAATGAGTAAAAAGGAAAGACTTGAAGCTCATTTGCAGAGAACAGTAGAATATCTTGGAGGTATATCATATACCTATCAGGTATTTGAGGACTAAATGGGAATGTTCTCATAGTAAGGGCAGGGGTACTAATAATACCCTTGTCCTTCTTTTTTTTTTACAACCTACTAACTAAGTGGGATAAAACTGAGAGACTATGGGATATGTTCCTAAATTTATACACCTTGACCATTCCATTGATGTAGAATACCCATTTGGTGTTCATTGGGAGCATAGTTATATACAACAGAGTGTAGAAGCAATCTTCAATACATATAAAGAAGATATTGAGGAAGGTACAAGCATTACTTTTGTAGCAAGAGGTACATCAGGTGCCATGATTGCAGGTGCTATGCTTAATGAGTTACACAACATTAACCCAACTACTAAGACCTACATCCTGATTGTCAGGAAGGAAGAAAATACAAGTGCTCATTGTTCTTCATTAAGAGGAATTAATGTTGTTGGTACTACAAGGTTTGTAGTTGTGGATGACTTTATATCATCAGGTGAAACCATTAGAGCAATTATACAGGACTTAGATAGGCAGCCTTGGGTGAGTTATCCCCATCTAATAAGTATGATATGCTTTGTGTAAGTAACTTCATTGATGCAAAAGCATTAAAGAAGAACTCATGGGATGATTACAGGAAATGGAAAGGAATTTGTTTAAGATTTGAGTATGTAGTATGCTGTCCTAAATCAAAGGAGGGTGAATAAAAAAAAAGTAATTTATGATAAAGATATGGATTATAGTTTTACTCATAATATACGTGATGGCCCTATTTAATCATTATGAGCCATCAATAGATATAATAGTAGTAGATAATAGGTATAAGGTTCTACTATGGTATAACAAGCACCAATGGAACTATCTTATCAATAAGCCAGAAGTAGTAAGAAGTTACATACATCTATTTACAATATGAGTAAAGGAAAGAAGTATT